CAAAAACACTTTAAGAATAGCAGAAAGTTTTGAACCTGAGCCGTACAAGCCTAATCCTAAAGAAGAATATTTTACAATAGGGTACGGTCATTATGGCCCCGATGTAAAGCTCGGTATGTCCATTGATAAAGAGACTGCTGAACGTCTTCTGGACAGAGATGTAAGAACTAGGATTAAAAGTATAAGAAAAGCTATTCCTAATTTTTCAACTTTTCCGGAGTCCTTGCAAGATGCTATTTTCAGTGAGCATTACAGGGGGTCTATTATGCAAAGTCCCAAAACAAGACGCTTGATAAACGAAGGAAAGTACAGAGAAGCTGCTGATGAGTTCTTGGACAACGATCAGTACAGAACTGCTGAAGCTGACGGAATACCCGGTATTCGTCCTAGGATGGAAAGAGTTTCTGAGGAACTAATTAAATTCTCGAATGCCAAACGATAACTATGTTGTTGTTCTTTCTAAGTACGAGCATTTTGCTCGTTTTATTAAAGACATAAAAGATCGAAGAGAATCTAGCATATCTAGATTAAGATCCGCTTCGCCTGAAGAAGTTATGCAAATCTCTGGAGAGATTTTAGCGTACGACGATATACTTCAGGATTCAGATTACGACAATTTGCTAAAAAAATGGTCTGAGCACGTATAATATACTTTTTTATGTGATATAATCACCGCTCGCCATCGCTAGGCGTTAAAAGCGGGAAAGTATAAATTATATGAGTGAAATCATTGAGGCGGTCGCTGATGCCGATTCAAACACAGCGGAAAACGAAAATATGTCTGCGTCTGACTTTATTCGCAGACGTACAGAACAACAGGAAGAAGAAAATGTTCTTCCCGTTCCTGAACCAGAAGCTGAAGAGCCTTCTGCATTGGAGGATAATGAGATTGAATCTCAGTCCGAAGAGGTAGAAGTTTCCGAGGGTGAAGAAGACGTTCTTTCAAATATCAACTTAGATAATCTTTCTGAGGAGCAGATTAAACAACTTTCTGAGGCTCTTTCTAGCCGGGCTGTTGACCGTTTTGGTAAACTAACAGCTAGGGCTAAAGCTGCCGAGGAGAAGGCTCAAACACTTGAGGAAAGTTTAAAAGCTCAACAGGAGGAAGTTCTATCTTCTAAATCTGATATTGTTGATAACCCGTACTCTGATCTGAATACCATTAAAGATATTCAAGAAAAGGCAAAGGAAATTAACGATGTCATAGATTGGGCAGAGGAAATTTTGTTTGATTCTGATGACTACAGTCCACACGACACAGTAACAGAAGCAGACGGGAAAACCATGACTAAAGCTGAAGTGCGTGAAGCTCTGAAGCAAGCAAGGAAATCTAAAAACAAATTTCTTCCTGATCAATTTAAAAAGGTTAAGAGGACAGAGGACGCTGTAGCGTTACGCCAACAGTACGGTCAGAAAGCTTTAAAGCAATTTAAGTGGTTGGGCGACAAAGATAGTGAACAGGCTAAACAGTTTGTTCAAATAGCTGGTCATCCGTCTTTGCAAAAAGCTTATGAGCAAGATCCTGACCTTAGTTGGAAACTACCATATTTATTGGCTCATTCAGTTGATAATATGTTTGGAGAGAATGCTAAAAAGTCGGCACCAAATGCCAAAGATGCTTTTAAGCCGTCTCCTCCATCAAGTCCCTCTATAACGAAATCTAAGTCCGATAAAACTGAAGATAATTCTACGAAAGCCCTAAAGGATCTGACGCAAAGGTTTAAGAGTTCTGGAAGTAAAGATGATTTCCAAAAACTTAGAGAAGCGCGATGGGCGCGCAGGCTCTCCTAACTAATTAAATAAAATGCCATCTTATTCATATAACACAACAAATCCCGGTGCTGCTGTTTCTAACAGGGAAGACCTTAGCGATACTCTCACTATTTTAGCTCCTGAAGAGACTCCGGTACTTAGTTCACTATCAAAAACACGAGCATCTGCCGTCCAGCACGAATGGACGATGGACTCGTTGGCCGACGTAAGCACGGCTGGAGTTTCCGAAGGTGTTGACGTAAGCACCTACGCCGATGAGTTCTCCGCTCGCGTTCGGGTTGGTAACTACACCCAGAAGTTCCGCAGAGCTTATCAGGTTTCTGATATACAAGAAGTTGTTGACTCCGTAGGTCCTGCTAAGTTCGCTCAAGCAGAAGCCAAAGCTCTCCGTGAGCTAAAGCGTGACGTTGAAGCAACTATTCTTTCTGACAACGAACAAGACGTTGAAGACGGAAGTGGATCGAACCCATACAAAATGCGTGGTCTCGGCAAGTGGATTCAGAGCGGTGCTCAGGCGACCAACCCGGTTCCAGCGGATTACCGCACTCCTGCTGATAGCGTTTACGACATCAGCACTTCTGGTTCATTTACGGAAACGGCGATGAACAACATCATCACCTCCATTTACCGTGTAAGCGGTGCTACCCAGTCTCTTACGCTAGTTGCTGACACAGCTCTTCGCCGTGTTATTAGCGACTTTGCTCGTATTGGAGAAATTGGAACGGCTGGATCTGGAGATGCTTCTATTCGGAACGTGAACTACAACGGAGAGACTGCTAAGATCAAGCTTTCTGTTGAGCTATATCAGTCCGATCATGGTATTGTTTCTATTGTGAACATGAACCCTGATTGTTCACCCGACACCACTAACAAGAACCGTGGTTACTTCCTGAACCCAGAATACGCTAGCATTGCCGAGCTTATTCCTGTTGGAAGCACCGTTCTTCCTAATCTTGGTGGCGGTGAGCGTGGATACGTTGACTGTGCGTTGACTCTCGCAGTTCATCACCCCGGAGCACACGGTAAAATAGAACAGTAATTTTTGCTAATTTTATTTTACTAAAGATTATTTAAACAGGGAGGTCAGGCCGGTTCTGGCCTCCCTTTTTTATATGAATATCATTACATCTATTCCTAAGCACAACGACGGTGAAGTTAGTAGGGCTCTTATGCGAGAGATCCAAACGGGATTCAAGCTAGAAGAGGCTACTAGAAAAAAAAGAATGGATGTCGCTAGGCAGGAAGCTCAAGAGTTAAAGGGAACTACTCATCCAGTTCTTGGCAAGCCAGTAGCAGTAATGCCAGCTAGGGAATTTTTTAGATTAACTAAACAGTACGGACACGATACCGTTCATTCTAAAGAATTCTTGCAAGATTACAATAAAAGATTTTCTGACCTTTCTCCAAATAAAGCATAATGCAAAACAAGGCAAATAAAGACCTTTATGATTTAATATCTGCTTTATCTGGCACATCTGATTTTACATCTGGAGAAGTCTCGCATTTATTGGCGTTGTCCAATAGGAGGATGTACGAGGCTTATAACAGAACTCCTTACTGGGCTAGGTATTTAGTTACAGGGGAGTCTCGTCCAGTATCAAGTTCCGTTGTAACATTTGAGGAAGTCTCTGGATATACACCAATTGGTGAATTTTTGCGTATACATCGCACTGATCCTTTTGTCAGGAACTCAGCTATTGAATACGAATTTTACATTCAGAGTGATGGGGCTCATATCCTGAACCTTACAACTGCTGAAACTTCTGAAGTATTTGTTACGTACAAAAAAAGACTAACTGAACTTACAGATCTAGACATCGACGGATCTAACTCTAGGACAGAAGTGCCTCAAGAGTTTTTCTATTTTATGGCTCATGCCACATACGCCGACTTTCTTCGACTAGATGGGCAACATCAGAAGGCTGTACTGGAGGACCAGATAGCAGAAAAATACCTAGGAGAGGAAATGGACAACCCACAGCAAGTATCTAACAACAACACCGTAGGTAAACGCTTTAAAACCTATGTATCTCAACAAGCACGATAAATGAACTCAAGAACATCCAACTTATACATCGGGAATCCAACCCCGAATACAAACGATCAAGCCCTTACCGTAGACGCAACAGTGGGAGGAGTACAGTTTGCTACACTTAACATTGACACTGACTACGTTGTTTTGGACATCCAAGATAACAATGTTAGAGCCACCTTTGACGGCTCGGCTCCTACATCTTCAAATGGTCATTTGTTGGTAAAGGAACAGGGTCTTATTACTTTAAGCGCTAATGTTGCTAAGGCTATGAAGATGATTCGCGTCAGCTCTGATGCCGTTATTCACCTTACTGAATTTGTAGACTAATGAGGACACTTGCCCTCCAAATGATTAACGAGGGGCTGATGCTTACTCGTGCTGGGTACAGAATACTTCTTGCTGGATCTGGTACCCCAACAGCTACTGATTTTTTATTTGAGGATGAGGTGGCGTATGAGTTTGAGGACTCAGTGCAATTTGAATTTGAGGACGCATAACTTTAACTAACACTTACAATGGCAAAACTATCATCAAGATCCCAGACAGGCACAGTAACATCGGCCAGCAATATTCACGTAGTAAACGATCCTTCTGGAACTCCAGTATCTAGCAAAGAAACCTTTGACAGTGTTGTTATGTCAGGTGCGTTAAACACACTAGATACGGGACTAACGGCAGGAACAACTCAGACTCAAGCAGGTGGCCTAGCCCAATACTAACGATGCGGTAACTCTTATAACGGCAGTAGCTCAAGTTAAGCAGACCGTTTACAACAACGGTGCAAATGTGCTGCAAGTGTTCCCAGCGGCATCAGACAATCTTGGAGAAGGCGTTGACGCAAGCACTACTATTGACCCAGGGGAGGTAGGAGTTTTTACGGCTAAGGATTCAACTAATTGGATAGGAGTAATATCTACTCCATCTAGTCAGGTGACGCTGCACACTGGATCTGGTACCTTGACTCGTGCACAGATGAGCAACGGACACACTAATTACGTTAATGCTGCTGCTACCCTAACAATGTTGGCAGTAGACACGCAGACAAATTTTAACGTCAAAACTATTGGAGCAGTGGCAGTGAGCGTAGACCCAGACGCATCTGACCTTATTTACCTTGATGGTACGGCACTAGATGATGGGGACAAGATTACAAACGCATCAACTGCTGGCGACATTGCCGCAATTCAATACTACGATGCTACTGGAGCTTACGCAGCTACTAACGGTTGGACTGACGGTGGAGCTTAATTATGGCTGACGTAACATCACAGGGAGTCCTAGGTGCGGTTGCTAGGAAGAATGCAGAGGCAGGTGGGCTGGTGCCAACGCATTTAAGTTCACTTCCGCCGACTAGCACTTCTAGATCCAGCAGATCATTGGATATTTCATCAGCCACTGAAGGCGCCTTGCTTCTTGTGGCCGTTACGGCTCGATCTGTTCAGCCAACTCTTGCGGTTCCAGCAGGCTGGACTCTTCTAACAAGTTTTGACAACGGAAACTCCGCAAGCAGACCCTACACGTCCATTTATTACAAAACTGCTGGAGCCAGCGAAACAACAGTTGTATTTAATTTTTCTCCTAATGAGTATACCACCGCAGTTGCCATTGAAATAGTTGGAGCAAATACATCTACATTCGATACTGCTCCTGATAACCTCAGCAATGTTTTGGGTGTTGTAACCGTGCCAACTGGAGGGATAGTAATTGGAGTGCATGGGAAGGGGGCCTCCGCCGACACATCGGCATCTACGTTTAACAACGGAAGTTATGCTATATTAAGTGATCAATTTGGAACTAAGATCTCCGGTACGGCTGTTGCTTGGGCTGATTTAGGCTCTGGCGATACAAATGGAACCGACACAGTCGATGGGGCAGGAACTTACTATAACACAGGAACTATCCATATAGCAGTCCAACCTGCATAAAATAATTTATGCCAACAGCATCTTCAGTAACTCAGTTTGGAATAACTTGGACTTTTGACACCACGTACACTGTAGGCACGTTTGCTAATGGTGATTCTTGGGTTTTAGATCCGGGAGCTGGAGTAACGATCACTTCAACCACTCCAGCATTTACAACAGCCAATGGGTTTGACCAGCATGGAATGATGGCTAATCCCACTGCTGGAAGAGGAGCAGCTCATGGATTTGGGACAACAAGCAGTTATAATTCAGCATTAAACGAGCTTAAGCTGCTGCCCAAAACCTATCCAGGTGGCACATCGCTGATTACGGCGACAGGGGAGTCATCGTCGGGAAACCGCCCACAGCTAGTAGATGGCGCTGTTTTAACGATTGTATCAAGCACTCCTGCTGCTGGAGACTTTAGGCCACCTTATTGCGGAACAGACAAAA